ATTTCACTATGTGATATGTACCGTTCCCTACAGGTAATGGTAGTTGTTTCTTCACAAGATCTCTACCGTTACCTTCATAGACACTATAGACATACATTGGGATAGGTTGTTATGATTGGCAATAAATGCTGACATACCACCTTAGCTAGGCTATGTGTGTTAGCATGAAGCATTATGAACTATTACACAAGACAACAGCTAGATGATAAAGGTTTAACAAACACATACCCCTACAGTGTGGCTACACAAGCTTCACTAGCGTTACACAGAGGTTATGTAGACAAGATGCACCTATTCCACAGTGATGTCTACTATGTCAGAGCAGCTATGGAAAAACATACAGGATATGTCTTTCCCTTAGATAAAGTAGAAGATGCTATGAGAGCTGAGGGATGGAAAGAACACAGACACCTACCAAAGAAGAAAGAACATGGCAACAAAGAAAAGTACAGTTAATGCTGCTGGCAATTACACCAAGCCTACAATGCGTAAGGCGTTGGTAGCTAGGGTGAAAGCTGGTTCTGCTGGTGGAGATCCGGGTGAATGGTCTGCTAGGAAAGCACAGCTTGTAGCAAAGAAATACAAAGCTGCTGGTGGTGGTTATAAATGAAGCCTTCTCAGAAGTCTTTAAAGGATTGGACAGACCAGAAGTGGACAACTAAGTCTGGTAAGCCTTCTGCTAAAACAGGAGAGCGTTATCTTCCTGAAGCTGCCATTAAGTCTTTAAGCTCTGCTGAGTATGCAGCCACCACCAAAGCCAAGCGTGAAGGCACAAAGGCTGGTAAGCAGTTTGTTAAACAGCCTAAGGCCATTGCTAAGAAAGTGAGCAAGTTCCGATGATTAAAAAAGGTAGTGAAGAGTTTTCAGGGTATAACAAGCCTAAGGCTACACCTAAGCATCCTACGAAGAGTCATGCTGTGTTAGCTAAAGAGGGTGATACAGTGAAGCTAATTAGGTTTGGACAACAGGGTGGTAGTGGTAGTCCTGATGGTAGTAAACGCAATGAAGCGTTTAAGGCTAGGCATGCCAAGAACATTGAAAAGGGTAAGATGTCTGCAGCTTTTTGGGCCAATAAAATAAAGTGGTAGACAAATCAAAGTGGTAGCGATATAACTACCCTATGACTATTACTAAAGGCCCAGATAACAGATGGTACAAGGATTGTCCTACCTGTAACAAAACGCAAAGCTATCTGCGTAAGAATTATGCAGAAGAGTCTTTGAGACTTAATAAAGAATGTAAAGCTTGTTCTAATAAGCATGTTGATAACTGCCATCGAGGATGGCATAGAGGTATAAGAATCTCTTGGTTTAATAAATTTAAAACAGGAGCTGAGTTAAGAAATCTTGAATGGGATCTTAACTTAGATTATTTGGCTGATCTGTATGAGCAACAAAAGCATCGATGTGCTTTAACAGATGTTGATATTGTTTTTCCTGAAGTAGGATCTCCTCAGAAAGCTCTTGCTTCTATTGATAGGATAGACAGTAAAAAAGGATATGTAAAAGATAATGTACAACTTGTCACTCGACAAGTAAACATGATGAAACAAGCTTATGATCAAGACTTGTTTATAGCTATCTGTAAAGCAGTAGCTAAGAAGTTTAATGGTAACTAAAAGGAGAAACTATGGCTACCGATGCAGAGAAAGTAAAGATGTACAGAGAGAAGGCTAAGGACACTTCTGTCCCTCAAGAGGTGCGTAACACCTACTTGGACAGAGCCAATGAGCTAGAGCGTAAGGCTTTTGAAGCTACTAAGGCTCCTGAGAAGAAGATGATGTATGGTGGTATGCCTGTTCGAGGTAGCCGTACAGCCACTAATGCAAAGAAGAAGATGATGGGTGGTGGTTATGCTATGCCAGCTAAAACAACAATGATGTCTAAGGGCGGTGCTGTTAAAAAAGCTCCAGCTAAGAAAGGTAAATGATGGCTACTAAGAAAGCGTTTAAACCTTGTGAGGGATGCCCCTCACCAGCCAAGTGTAAAGCTGCTGGTAAGTGTATGGCTAAAGAAGGTAAGGGCGGTAAGCCTGTTGTTGCCATCATGATTGGTGTTGGTAAGCCAATGAAAGCTAAGAAGAAATAATGGCTACTATTAAGCAAATAGCTAAGGTAGGCAAAGTGATGGGTGAATATAAGGACAAGTCTTTACATTCTGGTAAAGGTGGTAAAGTTGTTACATCTCCCAAGCAAGCCATTGCCATTGCTTTGTCTGAAGCTGGTGTTAAACAAAAGAAAGCTAAGAAGTGAGCACTGAGTTTAAATTTAGAAGTGTGGGTAAAATTTTAACAGCAGGGGCTGATAACATTATCTATACCTGTCCTTCTAAATACATAGCTAGAATGGTTTTGTTATTTGTTACCAATCATGGTAGCGGTAACAAAACTGTTACTGTTAAATGGTTTGATAGTAGTGCAAACGAAACCTATTATATAGTTGGTGGCTATGTACTAACAGCTTATGGCTACCTTAAGCTTGATGGCAGCTATCTTGTTTTAAATCCCGGAGACACTTTAACCGTCACACCGGAAGCTGGCAGTACTATTGATGCAGCAGTTACTGTTGAAGAACAATATTCTGTATCAGAAATATAAAGAGACATTATGGTTAAAAGAGAACTAAACGAACAACAGAAGAAATTCATTGAGGTGTTATTTGCTGAGGCTGGAGGCAATCCTGCTAAGGCAAGACAGCTTGCTGGTTACAGCGAAGGCTATGCTACCAAGATGATTATGGACACTCTCAAGGAAGAAGTGATTGAGGCTACACAGCTATACATCGCTATGAATGCTCCTAGAGCAGCTATGGCGGTTGTTAGTGGTATTTCCGATCCTACAGAGCTAGGCTTGAAAGAGAAGCTCAACGCTGCTAAGGATTTGTTAGACAGGGCTGGTTTGGTGAAGACAGAGAAAGTTCAGGTGACAGCACCTAACGGCATCATGATTTTACCAGCCAAAGACAGCGGTGAGTGAAAGAGACTTAGGGGCTTGGATATTGCCACAGCCCAAAGCAAAGGAAACATATGTACCTATTCCAAAGATTAGAAAGACTATACCATTTGGTTACAGACAAGATGAAGAAAATCCTGACCTCTTGCAGCCAATACCTACAGAACTTGAAGCGTTAGAACTAGCTAAGAAACACTTAAAACAATACAGTTCTAGACAGGTAGCGGCTTGGCTTACCACCACAACAGGTAGAACGATAAGCCATGTGGGATTGTTAAAGAGAATAAAGACTGAAAGAAAGCATGGATTCAAATCCGCTACTTACCGCAACCTTGCCACAAGGCTCAAAAAAGCCCTTGAGCAAGCGGAAAGGTACGAAGAAAAATCCAAGAGGCTCGGCAGGGAAGACCCAACAGGATACTTCGAGTCAGAGCAGTACAGCAAGCTCACCGAATATATCGATAGTAAACTCGCCAGAGACTCCTCTAGCGACACCTGATGATAGGGAAGTATTGTTTAAGCCCAACCCCGGGCCTCAAACATTCTTCTTAGCTTCCTCAGAGAGGGAAGTGTTATATGGTGGTGCTGCTGGTGGTGGTAAAAGCTACGCCATGCTTGCAGATCCATTGAGGTATATGGTGCATCCGCAGTTTTCTGGGTTGCTTCTTCGTCACACGACAGAGGAACTTCGAGAACTCATCTGGAAAAGCCAAGAGCTTTATCCAAAGATTTATCCCGGCATCAAGTGGAGTGAGAGAAAGATGCAGTGGGAAGCACCATCAGGGGCTAGGCTATGGATGTCCTACCTTGATAGAGATGAAGATGTATTGAGATATCAGGGTTTGGCGTTTAGCTGGATTGGTTTTGATGAGTTGACGCAGTGGCATACGCCATTTCCGTGGAACTATATGCGTTCTCGCTTGCGTACAGCAGCGTCAGACCTACCAATTTTTATGAGAGCTACAACAAATCCGGGTGGTCCGGGCCATGCTTGGGTGAAGAAGATGTTTATTGACCCTTCTCCAGCAGGTAAAGCCTTTGATGCCACTGACATTGAGACTGCTAAACCTCTAGTGTACCCAAAAGGACACAGTAAAGAAGGACAAGCACTGTTTAAGCGTAGGTTTATCCCTGCTATGTTGGCAGATAACCCCTACTTGATGCAGACAGGTGACTATGAAACCATGTTGTTGTCCCTTCCTGAACATCAAAGGAAGCAACTACTGGAGGGCAATTGGGATATTGCTGAAGGTGCAGCCTTCACTGAGTTTAATAGGCAGATACATGTAGTGGAACCGTTCCACATACCAAGTAATTGGACTAAATTTAGGGCTTGTGACTATGGATACGGAAGTTATAGTGCTGTGGTGTGGTTTGCTGTGTCTCCAAGTGAACAATTGGTTATCTATCGTGAGCTATATGTTAGCAAAGTGCTTGCCAAAGACCTCGCTCACATGGTAATGAGGGCTGAAGAGAACGATGGTCCTATGAGATATGGTGTATTGGACAGTAGTTGCTGGCATAAGAGGGGTGATACAGGTCCATCACTGGCAGAACAGATGATTGCAGAGGGTTGTAGGTGGAGGCCAGCGGATAGAAGTGCTGGAAGTAGGGTGTCTGGTAAGAATGAGCTGCATCGAAGGCTACAACTTGACCCCTTTACAGAACAACCAAGACTAGTTATAACAAGCAACTGTGTGAACACGATTGCTCAGCTACCCATCCTACCTTTGGACAAGAGAAACCCAGAGGATATTGATACTAAGGCTGAGGATCACTTATATGATGCTATTCGTTATGGTGTGATGAGCAGACCTAGAAGTAGTTTGTTCGATTACAATCCATTAACCTCTGGTGGCTCTGGAATGAAGATGGCAGACCCCACATTTGGGTATTAAAAGGTATTTATGGCTACAAATAATTTCATGGATGATAAATCTATTGGTTTAGGAGACAGAAAAGATGGAGAGAAAACACCATTTAGTGGTGGTTCTCTTTTAAGTTTCTTAAATGAAAGATATACACGATCTGAAGAAAACCGCAGACAGGACGAACAGCGTTGGCTCAAAGCTTATAGGAACTATCGTGGTCTTTATGGACCAGATGTTAAATTTACAGAGACAGAGAAGAGCCGTGTATTTATTAAGGTGACAAAGACCAAGGTGCTTGCAGCATATGGTCAAATCACTGATGTGTTATTTGCTAATAACAAGTTTCCTCTTAGTGTTGATCCCACTGTACTACCAGAAGGTGTAGTTGATACAGTACATATAGATCCTAAAGCACCAGAGGGTGCAGAACCTGAGATGGCTTCGCCTTTTGGTTACAAAGGTGATGGTAAAGACTTGCCTCCCGGTTCTACACTTTCTTCTTTGATGGACAGGCTTGGTCCATTTAAGAATCAACTTAAAGACACTGAAGATCTTAAAGAAGGTCCGGGCGTTACACCCACTTCCATTACATTCCATCCTGCTATGGTGGCAGCTAAAAAGATGGAGAAGAAGATACATGACCAGTTGGATGAGAGTGGTGCTAATAAGCATCTGCGTTCCACTGCCTTTGAGATGGCTCTGTTTGGTACAGGCATTATGAAGGGTCCATTTGCTAAGACAAAAGAATATCCTAGCTGGGATGAAGAAGGTACTTATAAGCCTGAGATGAAGACAGTACCAGAGACATCACATGTCTCCATCTGGAACTTCTATCCTGATCCTGATGCTACCAACATGGAAGAAGCTCAATACATTATTGAGCGTCATAAGCTAAGTGCTACACAACTAAGGGCTTTGAAGAATCGTCCATTGTTTAGAGCCAATGTCATTGAAGATGTTATTGAGATGGGGTCTACTTATACTAAGAAGTATTGGGAAGATGACTTAAGGGATTATGCTCCCAATTTAGGCACAGATAGATTTGAAGTGTTGGAATATTGGGGCAGTATTGATGTTGAAAAACTAGCAGAGAATGACATTGACATTCCAAAAGAATTAGAAAGTTACAAAGAGCTTCAAGCTAACGTATGGTTTTGTAACAACAAGATTATTCGTTTAGTATTGAATCCGTTTAAGCCAGCCAACATTCCATACTACGCTGCTCCTTGCGAATTAAACCCCTACTCTCTATTTGGCATTGGTGTTGCCGAAAACATGGATGACACCCAGACCCTCATGAATGGTTTTATGCGTATGGCAGTGGACAATGCAGTGTTATCTGGCAACCTTGTGTTTGAGGTTGATGAAACCAACCTTGTTCCCGGACAAGACATGTCTGTCTATCCCGGTAAAGTGTTTAGGAGACAGGGTGGTGCTCCCGGTCAAAGCTTGTTTGGAACTAAGTTTCCTAACGTAGCTGCTGAGAACTTACAACTGTTTGATAAAGCTAGGCAGCTTGCTGATGAATCCACAGGCATGCCCTCGTTTGCACACGGACAAACTGGTGTGAGTGGTGTAGGTAGGACAGCCTCAGGCATTTCTATGTTGATGAATGCTGCATCAGGCAGTGTTAAAACCATCATCAAGAATGTGGATGATTATTTGTTAGCTCCTTTGGGTAAGGCTTTCTTTAGCTTCAATATGCAATTTGATTTTGATCAAAGCATTAAGGGAGACTTGGAAGTTACAGCCAGAGGTACAGAGAGCTTGATGGCTAATGAGGTGAGGAGCCAACGCTTGATGCAGTTCTTGCAGATTGCAAGCTCTCCTGCATTGATGCCGTTTGCTAAGTTTCCTTACATCATTCGTGAGATAGCTAAGAGTATGGACCTTGATCCAGACAAGGTGACTAACAATATGGATGAGGCTATGCGTCAAGCATTGTTGATGCAGAAAGCTACAGCTCCTGCTCCAGCAGAGGGTGCTCCTCCTGTTGGTGGTCCAGAAGGTGGCCCTCCCCCAGTGGCTGATATGACTGGTGGAGGTGGTGGAAACATTGGCGTTGGTGCTGCACCAGTGCCGGGTGAACAAGGATTTGCTGGTAATGTCCAAGCTGTACCTCCCCAAGCTTAAAGGCTTTGTAAACACTAACGCTACATGGGAAGCGTTCTTAGAACTTCTTGATGCTGAGATTGCTCAGCAGCATAAAAACTTAGAACAAGCTACTGATGTTCGTGAAATTGGAAAGGCTCAAGGAGCCGTTGCTGCTTTACGCAGACTAAGTTATCTTAAGGATGAAGTTAATGTACACAAATGACACAGATAGATTGTTCGCTGAAGGCGGTATGAATGATCAAGGTGGCACAGTAGATCCTGTGTCAGGCAATGATGTACCTGCGGGTTCTTTGCAGAACGAAGTGAGAGATGACATTGATGTAAAAATAAGCGAGGGTGAGTTTGTTATTCCCGCTGATGTTGTTAGATACATTGGTCTTGAGAGATTGATGAAGCTTCGTGATGAAGCTAAGCAGGGATTGTCTCGCATGGCAGAGATTGGTCAGATGGGTAATTCTCAAGAGGTAGAAAATCCAGATGCTTTGCATGAAGATGAAGAAGGCTTTGATTCTGAGATTGATGACATCATGCAAGAGGTGGATGGTGAGCAGATGGGTGAGAAGAAGTTTGTTGATGGTGGCTTTGCTGTTCCGGGAACAGACCTTCTTAATAAATATAACATCCCTAAAACATCCATCACCAATCCAGCATTAGATGTTAGAGCTTATAAGAATAAAGAAGGTAGAGTTATGTACATCACCTTCTTCAATGATAAGCCTTCCATAGCCATTCCTGCTGGATATGAGTTTGCTGGTTCTGCTGGTCAATTTATTGCAGAGACTAAGAAGACTGATGAAGCTAAACCAATTGTTACAGCAACAGAGACAATTGAGGCTGGTGGTGATGGTGGTGTAGGCGTAGGTGGTGGTGGTGCTACTGTAGGTGGTAGTGGTATAGGCACTGGAACTGGCATAGGCAACTCTGCTATTGGTATTACCATTGGATCCATTGCCAATGCCATCTCATCAATTACAAATCCTAATGCACCTATTAATGATGTTGCTGTTGTAGATGCTGTAGCTACTCCTTCTGATGCTGCTGCCGCTGCTGCTGCCGCTGCTGCTGCCGCTGACGCAGATGATGCTGACTCTGGCCCCGGAGCTAATGCAGCTGCTGCAGCTTCTGCTGCTGCTGATGCAGATGATGCTGACTCTGGACCTGCTGCTAATGCTGCAGCAGCTGCTGCTGCAGATGGTGATAGCAGTGATGGTGGTGATGGTGTGGGTGTAGGCGACTTTGCTAAAGGTGGTCTTGTTGCTAAGCGTAAAAAGAAATCAACACTTGCTCAAAAAAGAGGCATTGCTTCTAAAAGATAATAATATATAATTAGCATACTCAAACCAGAGGTGGGCTGGTGAGTGTCAACAATTTCCCACCATATGGCTACCTATCTCCCTGCTATGCAGCTACAGTTAGCCCCAACTTAAAGGTATGTTATGAC